CATATCCCTGCGCCGTTTCTATATTCAAAATGAAATCCAAAAAATCGTCAAAATTCTCAGTGAAATCCATCGCGGCGTTAAAGGCCGTGATCATCGCTGCGAGGATCGGGCTGTTGCTATATTGAGAAATAAGTGTCGAGAACGGGTTGAACGGTGAGATGGTCCCTATTGGGGACACGCCAATAGTAAAGGACCCGATCGCGTTGCTGCCGGGCGCAGGATTTGGGTTGGGATACGGCGGTCCGCTGTCGCTCATAACTCCAGACAGACTCCGGGCGTGAGCGTGGTCATGTCGTATTGACGCTGATGTTCACCGCGCTCAGTTGCGGTATCTGGTTGATCTGCACCACGACGTTCGACTGGTTCGCCGTCGAGCCGTAGATGACGGAGTTCGCCGTGATCGTCGTGCTGATCGCGGAAATGTTGGAGCTCGTCTGGTAGACGCCGCTGCCTCCAGCCATGCCGGACAGCTGACTCACGATGGTGGTCCCCGCGAGCACGCCGCTGCCGGACAGCACGTCGCCGATGCCGATGATGCCGGTCACGTTGCTGGCGGTGATAACCGTGCCGGTCCCGTTCGAGGTGAAGGTCGCTCCGGCCACGGTCTGCGGGTTGTTCACTTGGTAGGTGCCGGTACCGCCGGAGCCAGAGCCAAAGCCGACGACCGTTGTGCCGGTGGCGATCAGGCCGAGTGGGTCGCTCAAGGTCTGGCCTATCGCCAGGACCCCGGAGGTCACTGACCTCACGCTCAGCGTATTGCCCGAGATGTTGCCAACCACGCTCGCGCTGGCGGTGTTGGACGAGCCGATCAGCAGGGAGGCCACCTGCGCCCACGGCCCGAGCGCCGCGACGGCGGGGACGTACTGGATGGCGTAGAGCGTCGATCCGATCCGCGCCTTTGGGATCACGATGTTGCTTGGTGGCGAGGTCGACGTCATCGACTCCGACGCCACGGTCTGCGACGCGCTCACGGAGTATGTCCCGACCCCGCCCACGCCGGTGCCGTAGCCGGTGACCGTGGTGCCGGCCAGGAGAGCTCCCGTCGTATCCGCCAGCGTCTGGCCGATCGTGATCGTGCCCGCGGTGATGTTCGTCACCGTCAGCGTCGTCCCCGCGATGGAGCCGGTGAAGGCGGCCGCCAGCGCCGTGCCCTGGAAAGCGGCGAGCAGTGCGTTCTGCACCAGCGTTGCCGCGTTGGACGGCACTAGCGGCCCGTTGACGATGGTCACGCTGAACAGGATCTGCAGCGGGGTCGGTATCTCGTAGGTGATCTGGTATGGGATAGGGGAGGCGTAGAGCGGGTTGTTGTCGTAGGCGGTGACGGTCGTGTTGCCGACCATCGGGGCGCCGGCACCCTTCTTCGACAGGATGGCGGCGGCGATCGTCGCGGATGCCCCGCCGGCCACGGCGACGTAGATCGAGTACGGCGCGATCGACACGCCGCCCACCACCACCGTGCCCGAGGTGTTGTTGTTGTAGCCGTAGTAGTCCAGCACCCCAGGCACCTGCGCCACGGCGCCGATGATCGAGCCGACGGCGCCGAAGCTGTTCCCCGCAACGCTGTCCTGCCGCCTGGTCTCGAACGCGGCGCGGCTCTCCACGTTGGAGCCCACCACGCCGGAGGCCACCGTCACCGAGTCCCACCCTGGGATCGCTTGGTAGATCGAGATGTCCTCGGCCCCGGGCACCGCCACGGGTCCCGGCTGCGTGCAGGCGAACGAGGTGACCACCGTGCCATTCGCGGCGATCGTCACCTGCCCGGTGCACTGGTAGAGGTTGCCGGCGCTGTCGGAGATCGTCGCCGCGTTCTGCGTGGGCGTGCCGGCCGGGATGACGACTCCCGGCAGGCCGTTGCAGTTGACCTGCAGCACGGTCGGCTCGGCAGGGTCGCGCTCGAGGAAGTAGAAGCGGCCTATCGCATCCTGGAACCGTCCAGACGCGTACGCCGGGTCCACCTGCTGCGCGTAATAGACGAAGATTGCGTAGGCATTCGAGATGACCGCCGCCTCGCTAGAGGCGAGTTGGCCCTGCGGAGTCGTCAGCGCATAGTTTAGATTTCCTCCAAACGCTGTGTTGATATCTTGCTGAACTCCCGCCAACACTGCCGGACCAGGAGGAGAGACGAACCCCTGCTGCGTAAATTGAATTGGGGGAACGGCCGTGCCAGCCATCAGCCACTGCCCTGCGGGTTTATGACTGAGAACGGCGCGGCCGATACTTGACCAGTCGTGGCGCTTGTCACTTGCACCTGACCTGTCATCAGCCGATTAGTGAAAGAAGATATAAACACTTGCGCTGATTGCACGTCTGGCACAGTCTTGGCTGCGTTCACGAGTTGCTGCTTCAGCAGAGTCAAGTTCGGCTTTTGTCCGATAATTTGCTGAAGCCATGGTATGCCTATTGTTGTGTTCCAATAGCACTCAGAGAGAAATGTCTTGATGGCCGATGCTGCGTCTTGAGCGAGTGAATAAGGCTCACTCGCGACGGCAATATTCCCTGCAGCATCGAGAAGAAGATCCCAACTCTCTGGATCAAGAAGTAACGTTGACGGAGGCATTGATCTTTCCTTTACCCCACCGGCGTCCCAGTCTCTCCTGGCGCAGCTGTCACCGCATGCGTATGTTTCGTCACACTGATTCCGTTCACAACGAAATCCCCGCCCGAGGCAGTCGTGACCGTAAAACCACTCGACGATGTCACTAGCACATTTCCATCCCCATCCGCGATTTTGAGCGTGCCATCGGACTTCAATTGGAGATACTGCGTCGGCGCCCCATTGAGACATCCACCCATATAAATTCCGTCCGCGAGGTCGTATTGGCGGCGCGTGCCGGGAGTGTAAGTCCCCGAAATGCTGCCCGAACTCTGCCGGGTCACATTGGAGCCGTCACGATCCCCGCAAATCACGTAGCCCACGTCACCCGCGACAGGATCGGCGATGATCGCCCAACCGCCCGCTTGCAGCCGCCAATAAGGGATTCCGTAGACCAGTCCATGCGGGGTAGCGTATCCGTTCGCGTCTATCTGGCTGACGAGCGGTTGCACATCCACCGTGCCGGCAGCTGGTGGTGTGCCGCTGCCCGGATGGACGGCCTTCACTTGGACGAGCTTCATCACATTCAACTGGGCGATGAACTGCCTGGCAATGAAGGAGATGGTAGTTCCCTCGGTTACCAGATCCTCTGGTGCCATCTGCCCATAGCCGAATGAGTTTGTGTCGCTCATCGTTCAACTCGAAGCCTGCGGCACCGCCGGTGCCGGCAATCCCAGCGGGAAACAAATCGCCGTTTCCTCCCACTTGCCCTTAGGCACTAGAGACTCCAACACCAAATCAAGACCGTAGATAACGACAGTCTTATTGTTGATCTGCGGGATGCTACTCTGCAGCATGATCTGGCCTCCGAATCCGAGTTGTGGGTTAAATACCGTCCGAACCACGATCCAACTGTTCAGCGCGAACGACGGGTAGCCGATCATCCCGGTCGCTGGCCCCACAATCGGCAGTGGCCCAGCGCCGCTGAAGGTTGTGCGTGAGCCGCCTATTGGCCATATCGCCAGCACGGTGCCACCCTGGGCCCCCGTCAATACCTGGGCGTTGATGTGGGCGTCCCGCGCGAGTTTTTGGACTTGCTGCTCTATCGTTCCGGGGTAGTAAGAGGCCGGCAGCTTGATGTTGATGTTGTTGTTCTCGAAACCGACGTTCATTTGTCTTGCAAAGCCAGACATCGCCGTTGCCACGTCGGTCGTGCCGGGGAAACTGGTCGGTGTTGCAGGGGCAATCGCATACGCACCAACCGTCGAGCACGAGAATCTCATCGGCACGTTGGGCTGCTGATTGTAGTCCGGCAATGCCAGATAAATCACGCCGGAGAAGATAGGAGTGAATCCCGCCTGCGAATTCGGGTTTGGATTTGTGACCGTCCCAGGGACCGCCGGCACGCCGACCGTGAAGGTGCTCGAACTACCGGC